TGTTTTAGAACCTATGACTGAGTTATAGCTTCCAGATGGAACTGATTCATATCTAGCGATAAGATCTAGAATTTGACCGAGTCTTCCCTTAGTATATCCCTGGGCCGGACCAGACTCAGATTTTATAAGCGTGTCTTGTACGGCATTAACTGTATCAGTTGCGGCGGCTTCTGCAGTCTGCTTTAGTGTATCTATTGCCTGCATAGCGTAATGACCTAGACTGCTTGCAACAGATCCAATTACTACTGGAATTTGTGCGTCTTGTCCATCTGCAAAGAATCCAAAGACGTAAGATCCAACCAATAGTCCGGTAGGAGAATGTCCTACTCCAAAAATTCCAGCAGAAGTTACCGGTTGTATTGGAATTGCCCATGGCAAATCTTCATCTGGTACTAGAGTCGTATCTTCTGGATGTATTCCAAAGACTCTTACTCGAACTCTTCCTAGTCCGAGATGATCATTTCTATCGACGACTCTACCAAAGAACCAGTAGAAGCCGTCTCTTCCCATAAAATGTTTTTCGTGTATCATGATATTATCTTGGTCCAGTTATAGTTAGTTCATCGAGTTTAATCTCTGTTGGAAATGGATTGGCCGGCGTCGGCTTTTCATCGGTGTCTCTAGAAACCACAGGAGCCGAAAACCCGTTCTTAAATAAGTCATATGTACACATATAACTATCGGCGGTGAACCTATGGTGTATAGAAGTTACTAGATAATAACCACTAGCATACTTATCTAAATCAACATGCTCAGTAGTTGTTCCGGAATATTCATGTATGTCTACGGATATGATATCTCCGGCTCCAATTCTAGGATCGCCGTATACATCAGCAGTATACATATTTTGAGCCAGTCTAGTCATATATGAAGCTCTGTTCGTATAGATGTCTTTTAAATAGGTTTCCGGTTTAGTTCCATCTTTAGGAATAAAGAATACTTTAGTATGCTTTCCTGGAGGATTGTTTTTAGTAAAATCAAATATTCCTAAGATCTTCGGTTGACTAGACGGCGAATCTGTTACATTTCTTATAAAGTCTACAGAATTTTCTGGAAAAGATATATTTCCTCCGGTATCTGGATTTCCTAGAGTATTATACTTATTATAATTATCTAAAAATTTAAATGTTGTAGGAGATACACTTCTATCGGTAAGATTAAATTCAACGACTTCACTTTCAAAATACCCTCGTCTGATCTTCTCTATCGTATCGAATTTATGTTTTTGAGTCAGTCTTAATATATTTTTAAATGCAGCTACGTCTGAATCTTCATGAGCTCCAGACATTTTAGGATTGTTATAAAAATATCTGTATACGTTAAAATTATCTCTATGCTGTTGTCTACCCTTTTGTATAAGATATTCTATATCGCAAAAGTTAAATCCATCTTTATTTTCAAAGAATAGATATGAAGCAGATTCAAAGTTCTTTTCTGCTATAGATCTTCTAGCAAATAAATCTAAAGTTTCAAATGGACTCAATCTGGGAACGACTATATGCTGATTACCACGTGTCTTTTGAATAACATAATTCTTTGTTTTCTTTCCGCCATTAAAAGATTTGTCTACTTGCAAATAATCTTTTAAAACACTCTCGACCATATCACTTATCTGTACATCTTTATAGCTTTTCTGTATTAGCGTCGTGCTGTCTATTAGATGCTCTTCAGAACAGAATTGCAAGACATAGTTTTTTGTCTTTAAATTTGCTTCTACTTTAAGATTTTTAATTGAATACACGGCAAATCTTTTAGTATACTCTTCTGGATCTGTCAGACCGAGTACAGAATAAGTAACTTCTATATACTCTTCTCCGACTATTGGAAAGCCTACTGCGTTTCCAAGCTGAGTAGAACCATTTAATAGATTGACCGAGTCTTTTATAGATACATCTCCGTATAGAGTTTTTGAAAATATATCTTCATATATAGAAAAGTCGATGACCAGTGGAGTTATATCTACTGAAATGCTTGAATCAACATTCTTTAATATTACAGAAAACTTTTTAAGAGAACCTAAGCCTCTATAGCTAGATTCATATTGCACACTAGAGTTAGGCATTCAATATTCCTAGCATGCGTGAGTTTATTTCAGTTATAAATTTTGAACTGAGAAGACTTATATTCTTTTTATTATTATTATTTTCTATTTCATACGTGTACGCATCAACTGGAGCCCATATAGCCGGATCTAATGAGTTTGTCGCATTTGCTATAGTTATATCATCGTCTATAGTAATTTTAGACCAACCGTATCCATTGACCGCAGGATTATACGATGAAGCTGATATATATTCATTTGTTACTTTATTGACATAATAGTCTACTGGAAGCTTTTTATAGTACAGGATTTGACTCTGCGCCTCGGCTATACTTCCGTACTTATTTGCTACAAATTTATCGAGCTGTGTTGAACTTAATGGCCAATCATAGTATGGATCTATTATATTATTAGCCATATATATCACCCAGACATAGTTCGGATCTCCATAGTAATCATATGCTAGAGCGTCTGCGGTCTCTCCATCTTTTAAAGTATAAGGGTAAAAGTTAGAAGCGTTATCCTTAAAAGACGCAATAAAATTTGCTCTAAGCGTAATATTTCTTATGCTGATGCCCGAGTATTTTACTATAGGAAATTTTGAGAAGTATGCCCCAGCCATGCTTTAACCCTTATGTATAGTCTTGAGATGTAAGAACAGCGCGCTCTCTAAATGTAACACTTAAATCTATTACGACTGGCTTGTTAGTCTGATTAAAGAACGCTGGGTATCCTTGTCCATCATATTTTACAGATACACTATCCATGAAGCAACCAAATTCACTCATTTTTATTAGTTCGGCTGGAGTAAAGCTTAATAGAGCAATAGCTGGATAACCATAGGCAAAATAAGAACCTGAACCTCCTATTTGAGAAGGAAGAGCATTCTTTTTTAAAGTTTTTACTATTGAATCTATAGTATTTGTTTCACTCTGACTTTTTGCTATAAATCTCCAGCTAAAGGTATGAGTTCTCATTTTCACTCCCTGAAATAAGAGTGATAAATTAGGATTTAGAGCTACTCCTGCACCAATACTTATAGCGTCTTTACTCTGACCAGCAACTTTTGATATTGAGCTGGCTAAACCACTTAGTCCAGCTCCTTCACCTACTTTCTCAGCTGCGTAATCTCCAGCGGCGCCAACTGCGCTCTGCGCCGCGAACAGCAGAACCGCCCCCGCGCCGGCTTCAGCTTTTCCGGCCACGTTATTTAAAGGATTTACTAGTGCTCCCGCCAAAGCTCCAGCAGCACCAAGCGCTGTTTCTTCATAGTTTAAAGATATATTATCTTCAAGTCCAGACATCGGAAGAGGCAAGTGTATATGAGCTATTGTATCAGATTTATTTGGAGGAGATAGTGGGTTTCCGCGCTTGTACTTTACTATATCTATCTGAATTGCTTGATTGTTTAAAGTATTTTGATCTGGAAAAGCATACGTTGATCCAGATTGTTTAGAGTCTGCGACTTTTTGTTGTGGATTATTGGGATCGGCCGCCATTCTAAGTTCTCTTATAAATATTACATCAATTATTTATTGTGTTTTAATGGCGTATAAAGGCTTTTTCAAACCAAAGAATCCTAAGAAGTATAAAGGAGATCCAACGAATATAGTATATCGTAGTCGTTGGGAGTCATTCTTTATGTCTAAATTGGATCTAAACGACTCAGTGATCACTTGGGCGTCAGAAGAGATAATTATTCCTTATAGATCTCCTTTAGATGGTAGGATCCATCGATATTTTCCAGACTTTTATGTCAAATCTCGTGATCCAGACGGTTCTATAGTAGAGATGCTTATAGAGATTAAGCCTCTAAAAGAGACTATGGAACCAAAACAGGGTAAGAGCCGTAATAGATATCTAACAGAAGTCAAAACTTATGTAATAAATAAGACTAAGTGGGATTACGCTCGTGCATTTTGTGAAAACAGGGGCTGGAAATTCATCATTGTTACAGAAAAAGACCTAGGACTTAACTTTTAAACATGGCTGTACCAAATCTTTCGACTTCTCCGAACAGATATATCTTTAGTGACATACTAAGGAGAGGAAATACGCGTGGGTTTGTCGCTGGAAAGTCCGATGAAG